GTTCAGTTCTAGCATGAAAGGAGTGAATATGTTTCGCCGTAACATCCAGGCAGCGACCATACCACATCCCATATTAGGCTACGTGGCACCACGGCCTGATACTGGGGATCAAGTGAGTCTAAAGCAGGGCGCTAAAAAGCGCTTAGTACACGAACGACCCGCGCTGAACAACAAATTCCGCCGGCGCCTGAAGCGATATGTCGCAAGGCGCCTGCCGAAGATGTTCAAACCGCTGCAAGGAACAGACGTCTTAACGTTTGAGGAATGGCTGGAACAGTCAAACTACCCTGAGTGGCGCAAGCAACAGCTGCGAGAGTGCGACCAAGCACTAGCGGCTGGCATTGTTCCTGAACACAAGATTTGGGAGGCTAAGATGTTCGCAAAAGATGAGTTCTATCTTGAATACAAGTATCATCGCACAATTAATGCTAGGTCAGACTACATTAAGTGCATAATAGGCAGGTTCGCTGCCTCTGTTGAGAAAAAAGTGTTCAAGCATCCTTCTTTCATTAAGAAGGTACCGCGAGCAGAATGGCCCACCTACATTACCGACCGGTGTTCAGGAAGGGAGCATGGATATGCTAGTGATTATTCCTCTTTCGAGGCGAGCTTTACACGCGAAATCATGGAGGCCTGCGAGATGCAGCTCTATGTATACATGCTACAGCACGTCTGGAGTAGAGAAGTCTGCCACCGCTTTAGAGCGTTGGCCGGATGGAACATGATCACGGCTAAAAGCTTCTTTGTTAAACTACTTGCGCGACGATTGAGTGGAGAGATGGTTACTAGTTTGGGCAATGGGTTTTCAAACCTAATGGTTAATAGCTTTGTTTTGAAGGAGAAGGGTTGTCGGAATGTGGAGTGCGTCGTCGAAGGGGACGATGGCTTATTCATGTTCGATGGCCCGATGCCGACTGAGCAGGACTTCCTGGATTTGGGATTCGTCATCAAGCTTACACCTGTCCGGAGCCTTTCTGAGGCTTCATTCTGCGGAGTTGTCTTCGACCCAGACGACCGTGATGCCCTTGCAGACCCGTACAAAACACTGGCCACTTGTTCATGGGTGGACCGGCAGTACGGGGAGTCCTCGAAAA